ATTGGTGGTATTATGCAGCGGTCGTGGCGCCCCCTCATCGGGATGTCCTGTGCGTTAGCGATATTGTGGGAATACGTATTAAAACAATTTATAATTTTTATATTGGCAGCATTTAGTATTGAACATGCACCTTTACCTGAGCTTGACATGGCAACTTTATTCCCTCTTGTCATGGCTCTATTGGGCATGGCTGGAATCAGATCCTTCGACAAGGTCAAGAAAATCAATACAGATAAATAGTGAAAAAGAGTAAAAGATTAACTTTAACTATCCCTCCTAAAAAAGGTCCTGTACCTCAGGGCTTGAAAATTACTTATAATAATATAAAAATTATTAAGACAACAAAAAAAGGAACATCAAAATGATGCACGACTATTATAAGATCCCTGGTTGGTTTAATTACCACGAGGCTTACGACAAACTAGCAACTGAACTACCCGATAAATCTGTTATTGTAGAAATAGGATCTTTCATGGGTAGATCTACCAAATACTTAGCAACAAACTTTTTTAATGCAGAAAAACTTGATGTAAAAATACATTCAGTAGACACATTTAAAGGTTCAAGTGAGCATGCTGATCTTAAAACTAAGGGTGATTTTTCTTCTGAGTTTAAAGAAAACTTAAAATTCTTTTTAAACAGAGAAATGGTTATTCAACACAAAGGAAGATCAGATGATAAAGCTATATTAGACTATTTTGAAGATGGTTCTGTAGATGCTTTGATGATTGATGGAGCTCATGAACTAGAAGCTGTAGAAGAAGACATTATAAATTGGTATCCTAAAGTAAAAAAGGGTGGAGTAATTTTTGGTGACGACTTTTATTTAAAAAGTGTTCAAGAAGGTATGAGAAAAGGCCTTAACACTGTTAAAGAAGTTTCATTCACGACATATTCTAGTCAAGAATCTATATGGTATATTACAAAAGGCGTTTCAGACGATAAAACTTACCAAAAACTGGTACCAGGTGTAAATTGCCTTGTCTGATCACACTATTTACTACGTTCAAAAGGAATTAAAGCTTTTAAGAGGCGATTTAATGAATTCTTTGACACAAGGGGTTGATAAAATTGAAGATTATAAGTATATTCTAGGAAAGATACATATGCTTGACATATGCCAACAGGAAATTTCTCGACTGCTGGAAAAAGAGGAGACATTTGATGACTAACACTGACAACTCGTTTACAGTGCCAAAAGAAGTGATGGATAAATTTGATAATCCTGAGCAATTTTTAGACACTGAAAGAAAAGAAATGGACAAACTACCTAAACCGACTGGGTGGAGACTCCTTGTTTTACCTTTTAGGGCAAAACAAAAGACTAAAGGTGGTGTTTTACTGACTGACAAAGCAGTAGAAGACTCACAACTTACAACTACTGTTGCTATGGTCTTAGCGACTGGTCCCGATGCTTATAAAGATAAAGATAAGTTCCCAAGTGGCTCTTGGTGTAAACAAGGCGACTGGGTAGTATTTGGAAGATACGCTGGTTCAAGACTAAAAATAGAAGGTGGGGAAGTAAGGATATTAAATGATGACGAAATATTAGGCACCATTGAAAATCCAGAGGACATTTTATCAACTGTATAACATGGGAGGTTAAACCATGCAAGAGGCGCAAATAAATACTGCCAAAGACGATAAGATGGTAGACATGGACACTTCAGGAGATGCTGTAGATGTCAATATTGAAACGAAAGAAGAGAATATTGTCCAATCAGATCCCTACGAAGCTGTCAAGACAAACGAAGTAGAACCTTTATCACCAAAACAAGAAGAAGCTCCAGCTCAACAAAAAGAAGAGCTAGAAGATTATTCAACTGGTGTTAAAAAAAGAATAGATAAACTAACTTTTAAATTAAGAGAGGCCGAAAGAGAAAGACAGGCTGCTCTTGAGTATGCAACAAATGTGCAAAAGGAATTATCTGATAGCAAGAAAAAGTATATTGACGTAGACAAAGGTTATATGTCTGAAAGCGAAATTAGAAACAAGATGGCTTCTGATCTAGCTAGACAAACTCTTATTCAAGCTAGAGAAGCTGGAGATTACAATAGAGAAGAAGAAGCTCGTCAAGCTTTAACAAAATTAGACTTAGAATCTGAAAGAATTAGAGTTACTAAGACTAAAAAAGAACGTGAATACGAGGAAGCACAAAAAGAGATTGATACTCAACAAGCTCAATATCAAGCTGCTATGCAACAACAGCAAAATCGTCCTTCACAGAAAGCTATCGCATGGGCTGAAAAGAACTCTTGGTTCAATACAGACATAGATAAGACCGATCATGCCAAAAGAGTACATCGTGGTTTAGTAGCAGAAGGATTTGACACTGAATCAGATGAATACTATGATGAGTTAACTAAAAGAGTTAGTGACAAGTTTCCTTCGGCAAGAGCCGAGGATCAGGCAAATAGAAGAGAGGATTACGTCCAACCTGTTTCTTCTGCAACAAGGTCTGCAACCACAGGACGCAACAAATCTGTCAGGTTAACTCCTAGTCAGGTCAAAATAGCGAAAAAGCTAGGGGTTCCCTTATCTGAGTACGCTAAATATGTATAGGAGTATAGAATGACAGAAGATAGTAAAATGAAAACACCAAGAAGTGCACAAACAAGGGAGAACACTGCTTCGCGTAAGCCTTGGGCTCCACCATCTCAATTAGATGCCCCGCCGTGCCCTAATGGATTTAGGCAACGTTGGATAAGAGAGCGTATTAATGGCGTCGACGACTCAAAAAACATTAATGCGAAATTACGTGAGGGATGGGAATTAGTGAGAGCAGATGCTTACCCTGATTCCGCATACAGCATGTACTCAGGATCCAACCAAACCTTTAAGGGTGTCATTAGTGTAGGTGACTTGCTATTAGCAAGAATGCCTGAAGTAACTGCAAAAGAGCGTGATGCTTATTACGACAAAAAAACCCAAGATCAAACTGAAGCTTGGGAAACAGATGCTTTAAGAGAACAACATCCATCAATGCCTATGAATGTCGATAGGCAGAATAATGTAACTTTAGGCGGCAACAGAAGTAAAAAATCTGATAACTAAAGTAAATTAAAGGAGTAAGAACATGGCAAATATGAGTGGAAACTTTGGTTTTCGTCCTATTCAGCAAGTCGGTTCAGGGTACAATTCAAGTGGTACCAATGAATACGTCATTGCGAATAACGAAGGCTCTGCTTTATTTCAAGGCGATCCCGTTATCCTAGTGGCTAACGGAGCTATCGATATTGGTTCTACTGCTGGTGCAGAACTTATTGGCGTTTTTAATGGTTGTTTTTATACTGATCCAACTACTCAAAAACCAACTTTCAGCAATTACTACCCTGGTAGTATAGCAGCAGACGATATCGTAGCGTACGTCTTTGATGATCCAAACAAACAGTTTGAGGTCAAAATTGACGATAGTAATGGCGGTCAAGCACAAGTAGGAAGTAATGCTAACATCGCAACATATTCAGCGGGAAGCACCATTAATGGTATCTCGAATGTTGCACTAGATGGCAGTAGCTTCACACAAAATGCAGCCGCTAATTTAAGGATTGTAAGACTTTCCAGAGATGTTGAAAATAGCGATTACACAACCGCTAACGCAAACATCGTTGTTAAGATTAACTTACATTCTTTAACAGACTCAACAGGAATATAGGAGGTTAAACTATGGCTATATCTAGAAGTCAACTCGTTAAAGAGTTAGAGCCAGGTTTGAATGCACTATTCGGCCTGGAGTACGCACGTTATGACAACCAAGCAGCACAAATTTTTGAAACAGAATCTTCCGATCGTGCATTCGAAGAAGAAGTAATGTTATCAGGATTTGCTAATGCTAGAGTAAAGCCTGAAGGTAGCTCAATCGTTTACGATTCAGCAAACGAAACCTTCACTGCTCGTTACACACATGAAACAATCGCACTTGCGTTTGCAGTAACAGAAGAAGCTGTCGAAGATAATCTTTATGACAGAATCTCAGCTCGTTACACAAAAGCACTTGCTCGTTCCATGGCAAACACTAAACAGGTGAAAGGCGCAAACGTTTTAAACAACGGTTTCAACAATGCTTTCCCTGGTGGTGACGGTGTGGCTTTATTGTCAACAGCACATCCAACAATCGGCGGTGGACCATTAAGAAATGAATTAGCGGTTCCAGCTGACTTGAATGAAACATCCTTAGAGCAGTCATTAATTGATATTGCAGCTTTCATCGACGAAAGAGGCTTATTAATTGCTGCTACAGGAAGAAAACTTATCATTCCACCAGCATTACAATTCGTCGCTGACAGATTAATGGAATCAACTTTAAGAGTTGGTACCGCTGACAATGACATTAATGCTATCAAGAATATGGGTATGATTCCTGAAGGTTATGTAGTGAATAACTACCTAACTGATATCGATGCTTTCTTCATCAAAACAGACGTTCCTAACGGCTTTAAGCACTTTGTAAGAAGCCCAATTAGAACATCTATGGAAGGTGATTTTGACACTGGTAATGTTAGATATAAAGCGAGAGAGAGATATTCTTTTGGATTCTCAGATCCTCGTTGTGTATTTGGCTCACCAGGTGCATAAGCGTAATCATAAATAATCTTTTAAAGGGCGCTTTACTGCGCCCTTTTTTTATTCTATAACAATATATACAAGCATTAACACTTAGATACATACACTGAGCTTGTCAGACGGTATAGAGACTATGTATCGAAAGGTCTATACAACCAAGGAGGTTTACTATGGCTGGAACACACTTTAAAGGACCGCTGTTATTTTCAGCACAGCGTCCATCACTACAAAACTTAAACACATCAATGTGGCCTGATCAATTTCATTATATGGATGATTTTAATACAGGAGCAGTTGATGAGACTAATGACTGGACTATTGTAAAAGATGCTGGAGCAGCCGTTGCAGTAGGCGATTCTGCTACTGGTGAGCTTACTTTGACTTCAGCTGCAACTACAGATGATGATGGAGCTTCTATTCAACAAAAATTAGAAACTTTTTCTACACCATCAATTGTTGGAGATTCATTATGGGTTGAAACTAGAATTAAAAACTCAACTGTAGCTCAATCAGATCTAATAGTAGGGTTAACAGAAACTTTTACTACAAATCCTGAAGCTATGTTTGCTTCATCCAACTTAATCGCTTTTGTCTTAACTGACGGTTCAGCTGTCATAGGCGGAGCAACTGAAGCTACTGATACTGCAACTCTTGTAACCTTAGACACAACTTTATCAACATTAACTGATGATACTTTTGTAACATTAGGTTTTAAGTTTACTAAAGGTAATACAACCGACAAAGTAGAGTTTTATGTTAATAGAAAGTTTGCTGGAGTTAGCACTACAAATATACCAGCATCTACAGTTCTATTAAAGTTAGGTGTTGCTAGCATATCAGGTAATGCCACAGGAACTAGAGTGACAACATTAGATTACATCATGGGTTCACAAGACCGAAATGTAACTTACACTGAGTCACCAGCGTAACAGATATTAATTAGTGGGGGTAAAAGCCCCCACATGAAAAGGAGATAAAATGGCAAATGTATCAGACGTAAAAAGTAAATTTGTTCAAGTTTTGAAAGCAGCTAATAATGCTGTTTCAAACTCTGCTATCTGTAATGCTCAAACGACAGCTGGAGCTGGTGCTTTAACCTTAAATGGTTATTTAGTTACTACTGGCGTGGCTACTATTTCAGGAACTAATATGGGAAGAAATATAACTGTATTTGGAAATGGTGATGATAATAGTGATGTAGAGTTTACTGTTGTAGGAACATCCCCTTCAGGGCTTAGTATTAACACGGCTTTCGCTGGTCCAGCGGCAAGTACCAATGTTACCTTAGGCTCAGCTGAATTTAATACTATAACTTCTTTATCAGTCAATGCAGCTATCACAGGAGATATCACAGTTGGTTTTCTTTTAGATAGTGTACAGACAGGTATTATTTTTGGAGGAAGAACAAGAGTTAGAGGTCTTAATGGTATAGGAGAAGCAGCAGCTGGGAATATCACGTATTTAGATGCGGATATATCTATTTCAACTGAACAAATTTCTAATACAGAAGCAAAAGTAATTTTTGGCACAGAAGCAGCAGCAGATCAGTTAGCACCTTATATACCCGATAATGGTGTATTATTTAGAAGAGGTTGTGTTATACAATTTGCTCCTAGTGTCGCTAATAATGTAACAACTTTTTTCGATGGCTAAGGATAAGCAACCACCGAAGACAAAAAAATATTTTCGCTCCACCAAGAGTGGGGCGGGAATGACTTCAGCTGGAGTCAAGAAGTATAGAAAAGATAATCCTGGCTCTAAATTAAAAACAGCTGTCACAGGTAAAGTTAAACCTGGATCTAAAGCTGCCAAAAGACGTAAATCTTATTGTGCTAGAAGCGCTGGGCAGATGAAACAATTTCCCAAAGCAGCAGCTAACCCGAAGTCTAGACTTAGACAAGCTAGAAAGAGATGGAAGTGTTAAAAAATGAATTTTAAATATATAACAGGAATACCAGTTGTAGTGTCTATACTAGTAGCAATTTATTCAGGTATTAATTACGCATCTAAACTTACTAATATCATTGATGATAATGAACAACAAATCATGTTGTTAAAAAAAGATGTTAGCGATAATAGTAAAAACTATACAGAAGCCAGGGAAGAATTATTTAGAGAAATTTCTCAATTAAATCTTTGGATAGGTAGAATAGAAGCTACAGCTAAAGGTATAGAGAAGATTATGTATTCCACCGCTAGTGAATCAGAACTAGAAGCTCTTAATGATTCTTATTACAAACTTAATGATACCATCAGACAATTACAATATGATTTAAAAGATTTAAAAGATGGAGGTTACTAATGCAAGTTGATCTTAACCTTAAATCTATTGCTTTAGCTGTAACTATTTTGTCTGCTTTAATTGGTAACGTTTTTGTTGTAGGTAAAATATACTCAGACTTTGAA